TCTTATATCTGATTGGATTCCTGTAACTCCGGGAGCCCCACATAACTTTGCTATATACGCAAGTGGGGTTGCAAAAGTAGCTAAAGCAAGAATTGAATTTTCTTCACCACAAACAGAAGAAGAGCAAACTAACGTACTTTCTGATGTAGACGGAAGATATTTTAAGTCCGAGCCTTATTACGCAGACAGCGAACCTTTGACACTAACTAGTAGCGCAACTCGAGTATCAGTGTCTGCGGTATCTGCAGTGTCTACTCCAGATTATGGAAACCCCCTGTGTAAAGTATCTATTTATGTAGACAACGTTGTAGCTGGAGATGTATTTTATTTTGATGGAGCAATTTTAGCTGAATCAACAGAGGTTATTGATTACTTCCAGGGTAATGGTGCTCCAGTACCCAACGATCCAAACGTTAACACGTACTACAAGTCTAGTGATTGTTTTTGGGAGCGTAGAAATCAAGTAAATTTAGTTTCTCTTTCTACTTTAGAAAATGCAAATAAGTGGACAGCGACATCTGGAACAACCTTATCTATAAGCACTTCAGAGTTTAAATACGGAACTACCTCTTTAAGTCTTTCTGCTTCTGGAGGTGGATCCGCGTCTACCGTAGTAAAACTACCTATGGGAGCAGCGTTAGGTGGAGAAGATTTAGTAATATCTACTTACATAAAAGGACCAGTAGGCCTTTACTCAATTAGCACAAACGGGCAAACGTCTGGTAATTTTAAAATTACTGTTCCAAACGTTTGGACTCGTATTGAAACTCAAAGAGTTGCAGTAGCGGCAGAAACGCAGTTTACTATTACAGTTTCTTTGTCTGACGCGGGTTCAGGCACTAAAGTATTTTTCTTAGACGGTATTCAAGCAGAATACGGAAGACTTTCAACTCCCTATATTGATCCAGCAAATGCTCAAACATCCATATTTACAAACCCATCAGACGCAGCAGAAACCGTATCTGTTGCTAATAATCTTATGGTGAGTAGCGGTAAAAGTTATTACGCAAATCGTTACCTACAAAAAAGAGCACGATTAACCTCAACACTAAACAGCTTTATGCCCTCTGGATCTACTTGGTCTGTTCAACCATTCTCATTATTGATTGGTTTTCCAGACGTTGAAGATAATCTTGTTCCTTCAGGTTCGTTTGAAAACAGTACGTACGGCTGGTCTGGAGTTTCAGCAACTCTTGTTAGAACTGCTGCTAGAGGAAGCATCTTTGATGAGACACTTGTCCAAGGCGCCGCCTACGCAAAAGTAAAAGCGTCTGGTTCAGGAACTTTTGGGGCTATTACAGAGTTTATGTCAGTAATACCTGGAAAGGGATACTACAGCTCAGTAGCTATTCGTCCAGAAAACGAAGACGCATACGGAACCTACGTGTTAACCCTTAAATGGTACGACTTAGCTTACAACTTCTTACGAGAAAAAACAGACACCGTAGTACTAAACCGCGGAGATCGTTGGGCATACTTAAACATAGTTGCCCCTGGATCTAAAACAGTTAACTTAACTAACGTATCTGTAGCCTCTAACGTAGTTACTATAACTACTCAAGGAAATCACGGATTCTCAGTTGGTGAAGAACTATACGTAGGTATTGGAGACTCAGCTTATAACGCTATTAACGGAAGCATTATTATTACCGCTGCAACCCCTAACACATTCTCATATGGACAGACATTTGCTAATACAGCAAATACAGCAATAATTGGAAGAGCTAGTTTTGCTAACACCAGCATTGGTTTTGCAAAAATTCAAGTGACTTGCACCCCTTCCGTTTCTGGAACTGGTCGAGTCTTCCATCTTGACAAGGTTTTGTTTAGGCGATAGGTTTCTGCCCATGACCGAACTATTAGTAGCAGCTTGGGCCACGGCCTGTCTATTAACGGCCATAGAAGAACTATTAATATCCTTAGGCAAATGGAGAGGCTTACTCGCCCTCTCTATGAGCACAGTGGCTTGTTTTGTTCTTATGCCTATAGGTTGGAATTTAATCTTTTACGTCCTTGCTTCAGCTTTTGTAGGACTAACCTCCTCAGTTGTTGTTGAGAACCTTTTAACAGGTACCCCAGACAGAATTCAACGCGGCTTGCCAAGAAGGGTACCTCCGCTATAGAGTCTGCTCCGACAAGGAGGAGACTATGAAGTCACCATATTCAGACCCAAACCTTTCGCTACGTGCTAGAGGTTTATTTGCCTATTACGTTGAAGTTGGACGTGTGTTATCTGCGGAAGAAATGTCCGCATCTGTCCCAGAAGGCCGAGACGCAATTAGAAATGCTATGGCAGAATTAAAGCTGCAAGGTTATATAAAAGCCGTAAGGCATCAAGATAACTCTGGTCAATGGCGTACAAACTTGAAATTCACCGACAACGGATTATCAGGCGTTCTATACATGGACAGAGGTATAGTCACTAATACTAATACTAGTGATATGTCTACTAGAGTTAAGAGTATAGATACAGTTACTAACGTAACTGTATCTATAGAGGCTGCGCCTCAAACCGAGAAAGGAATTAAAATGGGTTGGGACATGTTTGAAGACAGCACACCCCCAAAATCTAAGAAGAAGGTTTTGGACACCGAGGATGACTCAGGTGCTATTGGGAAAGTAAATACCTTGAAGGTCGGGGGAGCTCGACGTAAAAAGACTAAGGTTGAAGTAGAAGCCCGTAATAGGATCAATGTCCCAGAAGAAGACTGGGTTACTGGAGATCTTGTTGCAGAGTTCTACGATTTGTACATTGCTACCTGTGGCGGTAGTGGCGCAGTAAATCAAATTTCTGGAAAACAGCTTGCTACTTGGATTAACAAACGAGTTGGTGAGGGTGTTGAACGTATTCACATTCTCAAGGGCATGCGTATGTTCTTTGGTGATACAAGAGTTATTTCAGACCCTGGTTTTGGACTTCCTATGTATCAAAGATTTATGAAGTATTACGGAATGATCCACGGAATGGTAAGTCGAGTTGACGAACCGATTGGTTTAGACGAAGATATGCTAGCGCATCAGGAAAAGATGCTGAAACTATTGGAGAGCTAATGTATAAACTCGAAGATGTAACTCCAAGTGTCCGTGCCCAAATTAGAGCAGCTAATCTCCCGATGAAAACCATTGGGATGGAGTTTTCCGATTTAACACCTAATTCTTCCTTTGACAAGATCCAGTCTTGGATTAAATCTGTCAAGGCAGGCAAGGTTGTACAAGCGGCTGGAAGCCCTAATTGCGGCAAGGGTCTACTGCTCCTAGGTAAACCTGGTCACGGCAAGACTACTCTCGCCTCTGTGGCCCTCCAGGAGCTTATGAGGGGTATGTCAGCGGAGACTTGGGGCTCCCCAGATTTGACTTTGAGACGACCAGCCATGTTTATGGACTATCCACGGTTTCTTCGGATTCAGAAATCTCAGTGGGATGAGTTTGACGATGCCACTGAAACTATGATCAATGGGATTTATGGAGACGGTCCCAAGGAAAATGTCATTCGAACATTTGTTCTAGACGATTTAGGAAAAGAACACAAGGCTTCATCTCGTTGGGCAGAAGACACGTTTGACGAACTGCTTCGTTCCCGTTTTAATTCGGGATTACCAACTATTGTTACAAGTAATACACCTCTTACTAGGTGGGAAGAGCAATACGGCGCACCAATGGCTAGCTTTGCCTATGAAGCTTTCATAGCAATTGATGTAAACTCGGGGAAGGATCTAAGAAGATGATGAGGTTTTCAGTGAAGAGTTGGCAAGTGTCGCAGTTGTTCTTATCGGACACTGGCGTGCACGAAGTTGAGATTGAGGCTAACTCTCTAAAAGTTCGTTGCAACTGCTCGGGGTTCAAGAACAGAAGTTCTTGCAAGCACACTCGTTTTGTCCGTGAGCGGATGTCAGACAACAACGGCGTCTACCCAACACACATTTCTACAAAAGCTCCAGTCCTAGAAGCTAACCTGGCTGTTCAATCACCAGAGGCTTTTAGAAACCTGTTAATCAACTACGGAAAAATCGAAGTAGTCTGATGAAGGGTGGGGATATCTCAAACGAGGTTCCTCTCCGAGTAGTAGTAACTTTAGATTGCATTCTTGACAGGTCCCCCACTCTCAAGAAAGTTCTGGGGATACCTGTCTTTGGAGAAGAGAGCAGTTACAACCGTCAGTCTCTTTCTTTGTTCTGGCGCTTTGGCGAAAAGTACGGATACACATTAGAGTTAGTTGGCTTTGGTTATTCAAAGAAAGAGATGGAAGAAGTTCTTGAGGATTTAAACAACCTTGGTACCAATCCGTTTAATTACGTAAACAGATATAACTCAGTAGCAGATTTAGTGGGAGAACTTCCCTATCGTCCAGAACTCAAAGGGGTTGTGGATATACCCTCTAGGGGTCTAAGGTACGGCAGTAAGTATTTAGCGATAGGGAGTTTGTAGTGGCAGCAGATAACGAAGTAAGGCTCCTCTCCCGCGCTGTACGAACTCGAGATATTTCTATTCTTCTAGAGGCCGGTGTTAACGACGACTGGTTCTTTGTAGATGAGAACAAAGCAGTGTGGCGCTTTATCCGTCAGCACTGGACTAAGTATCAAGAAGTTCCTACTGGCGTTACTGTTCTAGATAATTTTCCTACATATCGTTTGTTAGCAGTAGAAGACAACATTGATTATTTATTAGATCAGCTTATTGAATACCGTAAACGTCAAAGCACAATTACGGTTGTACAAGATGCGTCAGAAGCAATTGCTTCGGGAGATCACAACACTGCTATTGCGGTATTGAATCAGGGAGTAGCAAAACTTCTTGATGAAGGTTCTCGTGAGTCAACCGACATCGACCTAACTCTTAACGCTATTCAACGCTTTGATGAGTATCTAAATGTAAAGACTCGTCCAAACGGTTTGTTAGGTATTGCTACCGGCTTTAGAACTATTGATCAAGCAACCGCTGGTTTGCAACCTGGTCAGCTAATTACAATTATTGCTCCACCTAAAACAGGTAAGTCAGTTCTTGCTTTGCAGGTTGCAGTCAACGTGCACAACGATGGCTTCGTTCCTTTGTTCCAATCTTTTGAGATGAACAACATTGAGCAGCAACATCGACACGATGCAATGCGTTCCCACATTGCCCACTCCCGGTTGATTCGCGGGGCCCTGACTAAAGAAGAAGAGGCTCGCTATCAAAAGGTTCTT